CACAAACGACACAACTTCGCGGGGGGGGGGTGTGTATGGGTGACGTCATTTCCCCCTATACTACATAGCTATCTACTAGCTACTACTATCCTCTAGCTACCTAACACTACTATCCTACTAACCTTACTATCTATAGCTACCTAATATAGGGTGTATTATAGAGTTTTTTACAATGCCACATATCATAAAATACAGCCGGAACAAGTATAAGGATGAGTATGACTAGGAAATATTAGGAGAGCTATCGACCAAGCCTCTGGAGAGTAGCCACTACTAGGAAATACTAAGAGAGGGATAAGGAGATAAGGAAGGTAGTAGTACTGGGAAAACAGGTCAAACCAGGCACACCCAACCCCGGAAAAAGGCGATTTAGGGTAATTACTGGCTATTTCAGACATCTGAGTTGAAGATAATGAGGGAAAACAAGCACTTAAGGCAGAATTGAAAAATGATATCAATGAAATGATATTGTGATCAGTGAGATTAGGGATATCTGAGAGGGAAGGGAGATAAATTATTGAGGAAAAACAATCACTTACATCCCATTTGACAGATTTTGTGATATTTGAGATAATCGGGTTTCCATTGAAATCTGATATCTAAGGAGTATTAAATGCCTTTACCTAGCCAAGTACGCATAGTAAGGGATAAGCATAGCCAGGATGGTTATATAGCTAAAACTCGGAGTAATAGAGTTTGTTTTATAAGGAATATCACAGACAAGATAGAAAGCTTAGCCGCTGGCCAACTTTGGGACTACAAGATAGTTTCAGAGCAAGCACGCTACTCGGTGATTAACTTACTAACCCTGAAACAAGAATAAGGAATACAATAATGGCTACCCTGAAACCTAGACTTATTAATAATCAAGTTATATCCCTTACTATCCTTCCAAGAGTTACAGAAATAGAAACTAAGGATAAGATTATAAGAACGTATCCCACTCTTATAAATGTATTAATTCCAGGTATTGGAACTATACCTTTAGAAAGATTGATAGGTTGCTTTATTGCAAAGCAATAATTAATAACCAAACTACGTATTAATTTGATAACCCAGCTACCTGATAACCCAGCTATTTACTAGCTTCTGAATTCGGAGTACTACCTAATGTCATCTACTATCCACTATGCTGTATGCCCCATAACCGGGCTATCCTCTACTATCCAAGATGATTATCTTCATAATGACTTATGGGAACGAACTCACCTCATAGTTGCTGATCCCTCTAAACTTTATAAATTAATAGAAACTAAGGTTAACTCTATTCCTAGATCCTATCTTATAGCTGGGATCTTATTACAACTCACAGAGCAAGAGTTGATTGTTAATCCGCACCTAGAACCTCAATATCTTCGTGGTGGAATTAATGAAGCGTTGCAAACTATACCTCATTACCATCTAGTAGAGCTATATTGGGATTGCAGAAATACTAGAGCGCATCTTAATTCCTCTCCCCTTACCATTAATCTTACCACAGCGGGGACGCAAAAAGCATACGGACTATATAAATCTATTAAAGCTATAGCTTGCCAAGATGTATGCAAAGCCGATATGGATACCTATTTTCGTTCTAGGTCTACCCTAAAAAAGAAAGCTAGGGCAAGGGTAAGGGTTAGGATGGATCTAAAAACAGTTTGCGATAGGATAGCTACCTTACTTCCTAAGCTTCATAATGGACTGGCTACTACAGAATTAGAGTTAGCCAGTATCAAGAAAGTAGCTAGCTTGATCCGATGGGATGATGCTATTGGCTCCCCACGGTTCCTAAGTGTTAACCTTAAGATTAAGACTAGGATAATAGAGATTTTAGAGATAATAGCGACTGAAGCTATGAAAAGTTACTTACTGGAAAGAGATAGCTTGAATATGAAAAGTATTGATCTACTAATTAAGTATCTTACTGGAGAGCTGAAAGATGCCACTCTGGAAGAGGACTGGACAGCATAATGAGTAACCTACCTACAATCACTATTCCTAAGAAGAGAACTTTAGTCCCAAAGATAGCAGCTAGCCAGCCATCCAAAAATCTTAAACAAGATTCTGGAGTACATATCACCCCAGCTACTATTCCCTGGTTCGGGATTAAGGACAAGCCTGATCTACATCAAGGGTCAGGGTTTAAAGAGATAGTATTAGAGGGTAAAAATCCCTTTAAGCCTCCAGCTATTACCACTCCAATTAAACCTATTATTCCTAATACCTCCACTGTAAAAATATTACCTTCCTTATTGAAGAAAGCCGCTATAGTAACCTTACCAGCTAAAGCCCTTCCCCCAGCTATTCCAATTAAGGTATCTCCTAAGGCTATAGCTATTAGAGTGCAAAAGGTATCTAAACTTTCTATCAGCCCTTCACCTATCCCTGCTACCAACCCTTATCATGAGCTTACCAGCTTAGTAGATGCTGCGGGTAGTCCTATAATATTAGATCCTTCCCAGGTAGATGCTTTAGAGCTTGCCCTTTCCGGGGCCGACTTCTCAATCATCGGCAAAGCTGGAACGGGAAAATCCACCCTAGTGCAAGCTATCTCTTTGTTATGGCTAGCCAGACATCCATGGGAATATACAGAGTATCGGATCAAAGGAGCGGGTAAGCATACTACTGCTCCTAGCATAGCTGTTGTAGCGTTTACTAACCAAGCTGCGGATAATATCAAAAATAAACTAATCTCCCATCCCATCCTAGCTGAGAAATTTGGATATAACATAACTACGGTACATAACTTGCTAGAGTACACTGTAGAATTTATAGTGGATGAAGAGGGGAATAAAAAGCGAAGGTATTACCCACAAAAGGATAAAACTAATAAGCTTACTATAACCCATCTAGTAGTAGAAGAAGCTAGTATGCTAGGAGTAGGGGATCTATCTCTTTGGCAGCAACTCTTCGATGCCTTACCAAGGGGCGTCCAAATTATGTTCCTAGGGGATATAAATCAGCTTCCACCCGTAATTGGTAAATCTATCTTAGCTTATGCCTTACAGCAAATACCTATTGCAGAACTAACAACTGTACATCGTACCGCTTTAGATAATCCTATTATCAGACAAGCTCTTAATTGCCTAGAGGGTAAACCTATTGTCCAGGATTATGATAGTAAGAAAGGAGTACGAATATTTAGTGGTAAACAAAAGATTAAAATAGCTACCCCTAACTTTGAAGTAGCTTTTGGCAGATTAGTAGAAAAGCTAATTATAGCTGAAGAGTTTGATCCTATGGAGGATATGATCTTATCTCCTTTCTTTAAAGATAACGAATATTCAGTCTCTGCTAAGAATCTAGCTAAAGGAGTAGCTACTATTATGGCTCAAAAACATAATAGGTCTGTGTATGAAATAAAAGCAGGATTCCAAACCCTCTACCTAGCTGTAGGAGATAGAGTTTACCTGGATAAGATGGAAGGTGTAGTTTCTAAGATAGAGATTAATTCTGGGTATACAGGTAAGATTCCTAGACCTGCTTCCACTAATATGGACTATACCGGACAGATTATCGGTAACAAAGCTGAAGCAGATACCGGGGATTTTGGAGAGTACGACTATTCAGCCTTAGATATTAATGCAATGCTAGATGCGGATGATAAAGATGATGAGAAAAAACGTAGTGCTAGCCATATAGTACATATTAAACCTAGAAACTGGCAGCAGGATCAGCAAGAGCTTAATGATCATCAATGTAACACTATTGGGGATTTTGCATCCTTAACCCTAGGTTATGCTCTCTCTGTACATAAGGCCCAAGGTTCAGAATGGCCTAATGTTATAGTAGCTCTACATGACTCTAATGCTATATTACTATTCAGAGAACTACTTTATACAGCTATGACCAGAGCTAGATTTAGATTAGATATTATAGCGCAGCAGCATGTGATTGAGAAGGCTCAAGCTAACCAGCGGATTAAAGGAGATAGTTTGAAGGCTAAGATAGAGTACTTTAATGGCGGTTATCTGAATCAAGTGATTGATATTACTAAGAGAGAAGAGAAAGGGGAAATAGAATGAACGAACTAGCGATATTCTTATTACTCTTTATACTTATTTTCAATGATGAAATCTCAGATCTATTTAAAGCGTATATTGATTATCTAAATAGAAAGGGGAGTAAGACAGAATGAAAGCTAAAAACACAAACTATGTAGGAAGAGAAGTATTCTTTCCTACATATTCAACCTTAAATCTTAGCAAACTACGAGATCTTACTCCTAATAAGAGATATAAGTTAATACGGCAAGATGGACATACTATACAGCTGTATTATATCCTAAATGATATAGGAATAGAGGTTAGTTGTCCCTTAAATTTTTCTAGTGCTCATCTCAATAACCACTCATGGAAGATGGTAGGTGGCAGGTAGTGATATTCCCTGCACAACGAATCCTAACTCTAGCTATTCTATATGGAGAATCTATAGATCAGGGTACTCTATATAGAATTAGACAGGATCTAAGTATTGAGAACAATCCTCTATCCCTCCCTACAAGTAAGGAGCTAATCTTAGCACTTAGCAAACCTTATCAGGAGCTATGTTTAGAGTGTTTAACCCAAACTGGATATGGACAATCCCTTGAATTCATGATAGGATGTTCTTCTTGTGGGACATTTGGGGCGCAATACAAGCTATGTCTCCTAGGTTATCAACTAGGCTTAGAGACAGAAGGTATGGATAGAAGAGTTCTAATGCAATGGTGCTATCAATGCCTAAGGATAAGATAATGACCAATACTAAATTTCCTCAACTATTCCCTGCTACTTCCAAAGGTTACATAGAAGCTAGGGAATATCTTAAGAAGAATAATAAAATGGAAGAGTTCTATGAAGAAAGAATTAGCAATATTCTTAATAGTTCCGGAGATTTCTATTACTTAATAAAATATGCTAACAAACTTTTAACTGAGGAATCCTCCTAATGTCCACTACTATCCCAGATTTATGGGAAGCTTTCTTATCTGCGGAAGATGAGTTACTTCTAAAATTACAATCTTATGATGCTTGCATTCATATCAAAGGAGCTTTATCTACTTATAAGACTAGAGCTTTAAAATCTAATCCAGAACTAGCAGCAGAGCTGGGTAAATTCTCTTTAGATTTTACTATGACTCAGATTACAGAAGGTAAGGATAAACACAAATGGCTAATGTATGTTGGTATGAGGCGTAGTAGAGCTAAGCCAATATTAGATGTAGAGATTGTAAAAGCAAAAGAGGGAGAATTTTAAATGGTTATTCAAATTAAGCTCCCAACTAAGGTTAAGCCTAAGCCCATTATTGCTACTAATAAGCTAGCACCTACCCCTAAAGTGATAATTCCTGTAGCTACCTCCAAGCTTACTAAGGGGGTAATCCCTAAGCCTAAAGTTGGGATTACTGCTGCATCCATAGCTACTAACTCTAAGCTTACTAATCCTGAACCTGCTAAAGTAGCTCCTTCTCAAGATATCCTTCTGGATTCAGCTGAAGCCACCTTTTCTCCCACAGATAGTATAACGGAGAAATTAGGTAAGATAGATGCATTACTTGGTGCAGAGGATATCCCAGTTCCAAGACTAAGAGCAGGACTCATGGATGTAATGCGATGCCTAAAAGATAATGAGGGTAGTATCTTAGAGCTAGAACCAGAAAGTATTAAGTTAATAGTTCGGGGGTATACCCTTACAGCAGGTGCAGAGATACAACGGATAGTAACAGGTAAGAAGAAAACTACGGCAAAGAAAGCTGTTAAAGAATTAGCAGTAATAGCTAAGACTGTTGATCTAGATGAAGTGGAGTTCTAACCATGGATAACTCCTCCTCTGATATAGTATCCCTAGATGGCTCTTGGTTAGATGATCGTTTTGAAGAAGATGTAGAACTCTCCCATTGGCACTCCATCTATCCTACCTTAACCCGTAAGCCTTTACGCTTATCTCATTCTACCTTAAATTTATTTAATAGCTGTGAGCGAAAGTTTCAAAGATTAAAATTACAAAACATACAAAACCAGGATATCTATTTTGATTCTAAGAAGAATAATGTAAATCTAGATTATGGTTCAGCTTTTGGTATAGGTATTCAAACCTATATAATAACCCAGTCTTTAGAACAAGCTATCTGGGAAACTATTAAGTCCTATAACTTTGCTAATGAATCAGCAGCTAAAAATGCCTTATCTTTAGTAGCAGGAATACAGGCATTTGCCGCAGAGTGGGACGCTGATTTCTGGGAGATAGCCTACTTTAACGGGAAGCCAGCGGCTGAGGTATCCTTCAAGATAATACTAGATGAAGCGACACAAGATTACTACTGTGGTTATATTGATTTAGTACTAAAGAATAAGCTGTCAGGCTTACATGTTATTATTGAGATTAAGACTACCGGATTAAAACTAGAGGATATCCGTCCGCTGTATAGAAACTCGGGCCAAGCTTTAGGCTATTCTATTGTTCTAGATTCTATAGCGGGATCAAAACAATCCGCTTGGGAAGTTCTTTACTTAGTAAATCAACTTAAAGCACAAAATATACTTCCTAAGATACACCTCATTCCCTTTGATAAGCATCTGCGTGATAGACTATCTTGGTTACTGGATATGAAGATAGACCATGAGCGGATACTACAACTACTAGAGATGGATCACTGGCCCATGCGTGGCGGAAGTTGCTTAGCTTGGAGTCGTCCTTGTCCTATCTATGGTATCTGTGACCTAGTAAGCTTAGAGGCTCCAGATGCAATGATTAGACCGGAAGAGGAATGGGATTTTATATTTACCTTAGAGGAACTAATTGAGAGAGCAGCCTAGGGAGGATAACCTAGTGATAGAAGCAGAGAAGCAAGCTATTAAAGATCTTAAAAGTCTAATGATAAATAATGCTGATAAGGCAGATCCAGAAAAAGCGGAATTTGCCGCAGAGAAGATCATGCTTAGGTTTCTACTTATCCTAGGGCATGAAGAGTTAGTAGAAACCTTTAACAAGATAACGAGGTATTAATCATGGCTACAAAGGCACAATTAGAAGCAACTATATCAGCTTTAGAGGTTGAACGTAGAAAGCATAATAAACGAATAGCTAGACAGGCTACCTTTATAATTAAGATGCAGGAGGAACTAGATAGGCTGCACAAAGCTCCCTCTCAGTTACCTGCTAGTCCCTTAGATGCTACCTTAGCAGAGAGAGGTAAACTCTATGGAGAATTTGCTGGACATGCAGAGATAACACAAGAGCTTAAAGCAGTTATGCATAGCTCTTATACCTCTAACTGGAACTCTTTATCCTTTGCTCACAAAGAAGCATTAGAAATGATAGTCCATAAAATAGGTAGGATACTTAATGGTGATCCTAACTATGATGATTCATGGATAGATATTGGAGGTTATGCTAAGCTAGGAGAGAAGGAGTGTCAAGATGAAAAAGTATCCTAGAAAAATAAACGGTATTTGGGATCTTATTTTTGGTAGAGGTTCTACTATCAGTTTTCACCACTCCTATAGCCCAAGTTACACTCTTAGATATAACACACATACTGAAAAAGCTTATCAAGCAGGTAGAGAGTGTGCTAGACGTAAGGAACAAATAGCTCAGGGTATAATCAGGAGTACTCTTTATGCCTCCGCCTAACAATCTCCTTCAGCTAGCTAATAAGATTCATGCTAACGAGGAGTCCTTACCTAGAAAGATAATTCTTTTTGGGGCGCCGGGATCAGCTAAGACTCACATAGCTGCCACCATTGCTAAGGTTCCTAGCATCACTCGTATCTTTTGGTTTGATGCAGAGAATGGTATTGAAACTGTAATCTATGCTAAAGATAGTCAGGGTAGACCTTTGCTTACCAATGAGCAAATGGCTAAGATTATCCCTATTCGTATAGAGGATACCAAGGAACTTCCTAGATTTGCAGAAACAGCGCTTAAAACATTTACTGCACAAAGGGGAGTTACTATTGATGCAGAAACTGGAGTGGTATTAGGGGATATAGGAGTTAATTCTATTAATGGAAGTGGAATCCCCCTTAATATCTTCACCTTAACCGATTCAGATGCTATCGTTATAGACTCTCTCTCCCAGCTTGCTGACTCGGTTATTACCCTAGCTAATAATACTCTAGACTTAGATAAGCCAGACGCAAGACGGATATTTGGTCAAGCTAACCCAGATCTAGGGGCTATTCTATCTGGCATCCAAGCTACTAAAGCTACTGTAGTAGTATGCACACACACAATAGATATTACAAAGGTAGTAAATAAAGGAACTAAGCAAGAATATGAGAAGCTACTACAGACAGTACCTATGTGTGGGTCACGTCCCTTCTCTAATAAGGTTGGGAAGTATTTTGGCTATAAGATCTATACCTATGTAGATGGTACAACCTATAAAGCAACTTGTAAAGTAGGTAAGATAGAGAAGGTACAAGTTGCTTCTCGTAGACCAATTTCCTTTGAGGGGGATTTAGATCCTTCCTTAGAGAAAATCTTCTTTAGTGAAGAAGAAGAGCAGAAAGCTACGGAACAAGCTAAAACTAATCCAGTAGGAATTAAAATACCTACTATCTCTATTACAATACCCTCTAAAAAGTGAGTATAAACTATGTCTGAAACCGAAAACACCACTCCTGATTTTGATCTAGACTTTGATTCCGATGAAGTGTCCGATCTAATAAGCTACGTTAACCCACCAAATGGTATACATATCTATGGGCTTGTATTCTGTGGTATGGATAAAGCCTGGGCTGCGGATGATGCTCCTATTGGAGTACGACTTATCTATCAGAAGATCACTACTATTGAAAAAGCTAACAAGGGAGATTTAGATGCTCCAGATAGCTCTCTCTTTACAGAGAACTTCACTGGCAATGATATGGGCAAGCAACTGCTTAAAGCACGTCTTAAGCAGATCTTTGGTGAAGCTTATACTGGTGGGGTTTTTCGTCCCTGGCTTGAAAGCTTACAGGAACAGAAGATGTCAGCCTTTCATCTTCAGCTAACTACCCAGATTAATATCTCTAGGGGTAAGGGAGATAAGAAAGATAAAACCTATGAGAATGTCCGTATTAAAGCTCTAGTACCTGTAGCTTGTATGGAACTTCCACCTAAATGGGAGCAGTTTGAGTACGAACCTAAGACTGATTAAGGGTTAGCTCCTGCCATATTATCACCTGCCTAACTAGGAGATATCTAATGACTTGGTACTGACTAAGTAATCGCTAAAAATTGACCCTAATAAATAATTGCCTTCTTACCGCCCTTCAACTAGGAGTAGCCTCCCATGACGTGGCCTTGACTAAGAATAACCACCACCCTATCTGAGAAGGAACTACCCAGGGACAAGGACGTCCGCCTACTAAGAGAACTAAGCTAATGACCTTACCTAATCCTTCAGAGTTTAGATTTATAGAAGCTAAGAATTTTTATGGAGAGCTTCAACTCACTTATCAAAGCTGCTATACATATAAACTTTTAGTTATCACAATGAGGAACTAAGATAATGGCAACAGCAGAGATGGTAGAATTATCACTAGAGTTAGTCACAGCTACTCAAGATGCTTTACTTCTTTCCGAAGGGGAAGGTATGAATCAGGGGTGGCTAGCTAAGTCTTTGATAGAAAACTTAGAAGACCTAGAAGATGAGATAGCAAAGTTAGAACCTTTAGCTTGTATAGAAGTTATCATACCTGAATGGGTAGCTAAGAATAATGGGTGGATCTAATGGAAGATCTCCTAGGCTATTGGTTTGCAGGTATGATACTTTATTGGTTATGGTTAGTATTTACTACTAAACCTGTAACACCTAAAGCCACTTGCATTTCCACCTTACTATCTGTAATTTGGTTCTTTGCATTACCTATACAGTTATGGCAGAATCTACAAAACGGAGTAAATCCTAATGAGAACTATTAAACCGCAAATTGATCATAGCTCTGAAGAGGGATGGGGGGAGTTTATATGGATGCAAAGAGATACTGATATCCCCCTGATAGGCCAAGCAGAAAAAGCTTACCATCTTATAGTTAATGAATTTATATTAGCTTGTAATGGTAGTAATATACCTTGTGAATTTGTCTATTGTCCTGCATCTAATACATCTAATATAACTTTTCCAAAGAAGTTACTAGATGTAGCTTGGGGAATTATCTTTAAGGATGCTAACTTTAAAGAGAAAACTATTCCTCTGATAGATGCTATGGCTCAAGCTGAGCTTAAGGAAGCACTACTAGCTGGATCTAATTTTTCTAAGCACTGGCACTAGCCATGATCTTAATCTCTGCTAAAACAAAGAAACATGCTGAGGGTATAGCTAATGGATTAGGGGTTGGGCCTCAAGCTTATATCTATCTCCCATTAGAAGGACAAGAACGAGTAGAGAGACTTAGAAGATTATCTGGAATTAAGCTTCAGAATCTGCATGGGCATTTTAGCTATGAAGAACAAGAGCGAGTTTGCAGGATTATAGGTTGAGGATGGGGACTATGAGACAGATAAAACATGTACAACAAGAAGATCCTAATGGCTGTGGTATAGCTTGCGTAGCTATGGTAGCTGACAGTTACTATGAAGCTATAAAAGACTTAGCTGTAGGTGTACCAGATATAGATGATACAGGAGTAAATATCTGGGGATTAGAAAACCTATTAACCTTGCTAGATATAGAATTTGAACATCAACTATACCCTAGATTAGAATGGAATAGTACTTATATAGTAGTTACTCCTTCTTTAAATAGAAAAGGAATATCTCATTATATAGTACTACAAACTAATACTCAAGAGATAATCAATGTATATGATCCTAATAAAGGAATTACAGATATAGAGTATTATACTATAGATAATTTAAAATCTTGGTCAGAGGTTACAAAGGTACTAAGTCAATGAATGAAAATAAGATAGAAGAAATAGCTATAGCTTTTTATTATTGGTGGCATAATCAGCCAGGTACTAATACTGAACAAGGATTTAAGGAATGGTGGGCACTTCCTTTAAACTTTCAACCCACACAAGAAGTTTATATAGTAAAAGATATATGGGATGACGGAGAGGATCATCATCCTCCAGGATATTTTGCTAAAGAAGGAGATAAAGTTATTATACATGAATCTAAATATGGAAGTTATACTGTAGCTCACATAGGTAATTCCGGTAGATTTAGAGTTAATCCAGGGGAGATTTCTAAGGTTAATCCTAGCTAATGCGTATCCTTCTTAACCTTACTTCAGCGGATAAGAATTACCAAGGCTATGTACTTGAAGAGTTCAAGACCTTAGGCCACCAAGCTAAGTGTACTTATAAAACCTATGGGATAGAAGGTTTAATGGATCTAGCTGAAAGCCTTGGGGCCGATGCAATCTATTGCACTAACCCTAAAACCTTAGCTAATGTAGTACCAACTAATACTAGGGGAGGAATTAATCTTAGTGACTGGAGAGGTACTACGGTATTTATGTCTACTCCTATTGTAATAGGACAACCTTTATCTCATATACGAACTACTTCTACTGGTAAACTCCTCTTCCAGATTGATGTTAGAAAGCTAAGTGCTACAGCTACAGGAGCATGGAAGTATGATTACACTATAGCTAAGTCAGTAGAGCACTTAGAGAAAGCTAGGATGGATTTACTTTCCAGCTTTTCAGATGTTGCAGTACTTACAGTAGATATAGAAACTACATTAGAAAACAAGATTTCTTCTATAGCTTTTACAGCTATCACAGATGATTATGAGATAGGTAGCACCTATACTATCTCCCTTATGCCAGATCATTGGAGAGAGATAGAAGAATTATACTTAGCTTGGGAGCTAGTTCAAGAGATATGTGCTAGTTCTATTCCTAAGGTATTCCATAATGGTTGCTTTGATACCTTCCATTTACTACGTTTCCATTGTGTGATTAATAATTATCTTTATGACACAGAGTATATCTGGCGTTGCTGGTACGCTGAGTTACCTAAAGCTCTAGCAAAGATTGCTTCTTTTATTCTCCCAGATTATTATTATTGGAAGTACGAATCAGAGCTTAATCCGTTAGAATACAATGCTAAAGATACTATTAATACAGCTAGGATATTTATTAAGTTAGTACAAAAAGCTCCTAGATGGGTATGGAAAAATTACTCCCAGCTTTGTCCTAATATAGCTCCGGTGGTTTATACCTGTTTTGAAGGCTTTAAGACTGATACCACACTAAGGGAGAGAGCCAAGCTAGAAGCCCAAGGAGAGCTAGACCAGATAAAACTAGAGCTATTAGCTATGACCGGGTTCAATGATTTTAATCCTGGGTCATGGCAACAGGTACATGCATTGATATATGATGTACTAGGTGCTAAGATTCCAGCAAGAGCTAAATCAAAAGCTGCTACCGGAGAATTAGAATTAACAAAAGTAGCTAGGCAGCATCCATTATTTGAGCGATTTACTACTAAGATTATTAAACACAGAGAATTAAAAAAGGCTATTGGTACATATTATAATGCTCGACTTACCGATAATGACTTACTACTCTACTCTCTACAGTTAGATGGTACTGAAACCTCCAGGTTTGCTTGTAGTGCTTCCTCTTTATTCGCTCCCTCTACTACTGGTAGAAAATTAACCTTTACATCTGCACAAAATATGGGAACGCAATTACAGAATATACCGGAGTACTTAAAGAAAGCTATGCGAGCAGAGGAAGGGTATCTTCTTATAGATACTGATAAGTCCCAAAGTGAAGCTAGATGTACAGCTTACTTAGCAGCTTCAGAATCCTTACGAGAAGCATTGGAGAATCCACCAGAGATAGCAGGTGTTAAAGATTTCTATTGTTACACAGGATATAGATTCTTTGGTATAGAATTTGATAAAGCCCACGATCTTAGGCAAGCTGTTAAGAAGATTATCCATGGTACTAATTATATTATGGGTTGGGCTACATTTATAGATTCTGTAGGACTAGAGAAGTTATTGCATTATAGGAAGTTAGTTGGGTTTAAAGGGACAATAAAGGAATTTGCTATTCATTGCTTAGCTCTATACCATGAGCTTTACCCAGAGGTAAAAGAGGGGTGGGAAACTACGGTTAAAGAAGTAGCAACCACAGGTAAGATAGTAACCCCTGATGGTTGGACTCGTATAATATTAGGAGATATAGTTCATTCTCATGCTGTGATGCGTAGCTGTGTAGCCCATAAGTCCCAACATTTCTCAGTAGTAGGAATTAATAGAGCTTTCTGGGAATTGTTCTATTATGTACAAGTACCAAGTAAGGGAGAGTATAGACTCAAAGGGCAGATACATGATAGTATTGTTAGCCAAGCGATAGAGGGTAAGGCTAAGGAATATGCTAAGAAGCAAGAAGAGATAATGGATATAGAACAAGAAACCCCTTTTGGGGTTATGCGAATTCCCTTAGAGACTGATATTAGTTATTACTGGAAGAAGTAAGGAGAGCAAGAATGACACTGACACTCAAAACACTTTTATTAGTATTTATGCTCAGTATATCTACTGGTTGTAGAGAGTATCATACAAGAGATAACATCAATGGGGATAAACCCTTAGATAGAAATAGTAATAAGGCTTGTCTAACTTGTATAGAATAATAAAATAAGAGAAAGCGAACTATGTAAGAGTAATCCTACCTTCCTGATATGTGATACTATTGAGATACGTAGTAAAGTTATGACTGAACAGCTACATTTTATGCTTGGGCAATTACTAGCTAAAAGTGAGGAGTAGAATTATGTTAAAGTATATAAAACAATACCTAGAAGAAAGACGTCGCAGACTAGCTAAAGAAGAATACGATAGAGGCTATGGTTGGGCTATGACAGAATTCTATTCTAAGAATGTAAGCATTGATGAGATAGAGAGCTATAGCTATGGGAGAATGGATTACTTTGACCTAGGAGCACAAGATGCGATAATTATGATTAGATTTATTAAACCCTAAGGGCTGGTAGTAAGAGGAGTAAACCTATATGCACTGGTTAAAGATTAACAGAGGACAGCTTGTATTTATAGCAAGTGAAGAAGGAGGGCAATTCTCACCTACACAGTTACCCATAAGAGGTAAACCACAAAAAGTAATACAAACTATGGAAACTAATCTCTTCCCTCGCATAGTAATCTTCCCTTGTGGTATGATATGGGATAGTTTTCTTCCTGACTATCTAGGAACTAAGTGGAGACATAAATTGGATGGAGGCAGAAGAGAAGGTAAGAAGTATTATAAGATAGCATTAACTCACTTTGAGGAGAGTAGATAACATGAAGAAAAAACCTACAACCACTAAAGACCTTCGATCTCATGGGAGTGATAGCGAGGCGCTATTGAATTTTCTCCGAAAGCACTGGGATGGACTGGATGAGGTTAAACCCAAAGGGTATGAAAAATTCTGTAAGGATTACTGCGACTTTGATGGCATGGAAAAATGGGCAGATAACGAACGTGGAAAACAAGAAGATGAGTTTAACGGCTTTAATGATGGCGATGATGGGGTAAATTTTGTTAGCACAGTATCTTTGTCACACATTGCATATGATGATACTTGCCAAGGTCGTCCGCCTATACAAATGCTAATAAGCGCGTGTATATCTTATGGGTTTACCAGAGGGCGAATATACGGAAAAGAAGATGGGATAAGGATAGCTCGTCACGAAATAAGGGGGCATGTTAGTAAGCTATTACTTGAAATATAATAATTTTAGTTCAATTTGAGGAGAGATAAAATATGAACCAGAGAACCCACTGGAATACCAAAGCAGCTGAACTAGAGTGGCTAAGGTTACATCCACGTGTTTTACTTAGGAGTGGGCATGGTATCCCACTATCTATCCTAGCTATTTCAATCAGAGAGGTACTATCTCATGGCTAACGGGATAATAGAAGCTGTGACTAAAGTAACTCTAATTCTTGATGAAGAAGAGGCTAAGTTTATTAAGTCTATGGTACAAAATTCCTTAGAAGAAACTGAATCTGTAGAAGTTAACCATATTCGTTCCTCTATTTTTAATGCATTAAAGGATATACAACTATGAGTATGCAAATTAGTCGCCCGCTAATCATTCACCATGCAAATTGCTTAGATGGCATAGCTGCTGCATGGTGCTTCTGGGATAGATTTGATCAGGATGTGGACTTACTCCCTGCTCAATATGGGGACGCACCTCCACCTGCAGAAATGATAGACGGGAGAGAAGTTTATATTGTAGATTTTAGCTATGAACCAGAAGAGTTAGTGTTACTGGCTGGACTAGCTACTCAGGTTCATGTATTCGATCATCATGAATCAGCAGTAAGAAAGCTAGATGTGTATCAGGAGGCTAATGCCCTACCGGATAACCTAAAACTTACTTTGGATACTACAAAGGCTGGATGTATCTTAGCTTGGAACTACCTTTATCCGCCTGCTGATTCAATTATTCCAGATATTCTCCTAGCCATAGCCGATAGAGACCTATGGCTCTTCGAGTTAGAAGATACAAGGGCTATCTGTGCTGCACTCTATTCTTATACTCCTACAGTGCAGCTGTTAGCTATTCATATAGATGATCCTATGGGAGCTATGGTTCTGAAGGCAGAAGGGGAACCCTTATTAAGGCAGCAAGCTAACCAGATTCAACAGCTTATTGAGAAGGGATTGATAGGCATAGAGCTAGGAGGATATTATATTCCAGCTATTAATGCCCCTATGTTTTTAGCTTCCGAGCTAGGAGCAACAATACTGCTTAAAGAATCTCTTGCCCCCTATGTAGCTATATATCAAAGAGAAGAACATAAATGGAAATTCTCTTTACGAGGCAGGAAAGGAGAGGTTAATGTAGCTAAAATAGCAGAAAGTTATGGAGGCGGGGGGCATCCTGCAGCTGCGGGTTTCTATCTTTCCCCTAAACAGTTTGCGGAGTTAATGATATGAAAGTAACCCTAATGCATCATACTCCTTTGCCCCCCTTTTAATGGATATATTCTCCCTCTATTTTAGCTACGTGGGAACCAATGAAGCGCCTAGTACTTTTCATCGCTGGGCGCTTCTATCTCTAGTAGGATCACTTATTGGTAGATCAGTCTATATTCCCTTTGGGCATAATAGAATTTATCCTAACCAATACATTATGTTAACTGGATCACCGGGAGCAAGAAAAGGCACAGCTATAAAGATTGGGAAGAACCTAGTAGAATCCCTAGGGTATAAACATACAGCCCCTAACAAAGCTGTTAAAGAATCTTTCTGGAAATGGATGTCTAGTAAATCATCCCTTGAAGAGATAGATGATGCGGATACTATGCTAGATTGGGATGTTGATAAAGATGAAACTATCACAGAAGCTTATGTAGCTCATGATGAGTTCCTAGATTTTGTAGGTATAGGGGATGATGCCTTTATTACTAACCTAGCTAACCTATGGGATAACCTTCCATCCTTTACTAATCCTAAAACTAGAGGGCCGGATATAACAATCAATAAACCAACAGTTAATATACTGTCTGGTATTACCCCAGAAGGTATAGCGGATACTTTTAAAGCTATAGCTTTAGGTGGGGGATTCTTTTCCAGAGTACTATTTATATTCTCTGAACCGACTGAGATAAAAATAACCTTTCCTGATCCACCAAATAAAGCCTTAGAAACTGAACTTATAGAAAATCTTATCTCTATCCAAGAACTTGAAGGTGAACTAATACTATCTGAAGAAGTAAGAACTATCCTAGATTCTTTATATAAATCCTGTCCACGAATGGAAGATTCCCGATTCCAATACTATAGTCAAAGAAGATTCACACATTTATTAAAACTATTAATAGTCATAACAGCTTCTAGGGGATCACTAGAAACAACAGTAGATGATTGCATATTAGCAAACACTATTTTATATAATGCGGAGTTATCTATGTCCTCCGCATTAGGCGAGTATGGTAAAAGTAAACATGCGGAGGTAGCCAATACAATCTTATCAGCATTAAATGCTCCAGGAGTAGGAGCATTAACTATGAAGCAGATATGGAGGTATGTATCTAGGGATCTAAATAAGTTCTTAGATTTAAAAGATATACTAGATGGATTAGTGATTGCTGAGAAGGTACAAAGGGAGGTACAAGGTAAAGCGGGTACAGTATATATCGCCCACAATCAAGTAAACTCTAGATGGCCTAAAGGGTTAATAGATTTTGGGCTACTAAGAGATGATGAACATAAGTATTAAAGGAGCCTAAGTATGACTAGCCTGAGAGAGATAAATCTTAAACCTTTTATGCAGGACATGTATAAGAAATTAGTAGCTAATCAAGAGAAAAAACATTGGCGTACCTGCTCTTTTGATTGGTTAGTGCAGCGACTATATGAAGAGATGAGAGAGTTAGAAGAAGCTATGGATAAGGGTGCTCCCTACCAAGAAGTTATGGATGAGTGTGCCGATGTAGCTAACTTCGCTATGATGATACATGATAAAGCTAATTTAAAGCTTAAAGAAAAGAGTAAACCGATGAGGAGAAACCTATGACCAAAGAAGCTAGAGAGCGTAATGATAAAGATGTAGCTAGGAGAGAAGGGCTTACTGAATTTGACTACCTAATTGCTACCCTTGGAGAAGAGTGCGGGGAGGTGCAACAGGTAGTAGGTAAGATATTAAGATTCGGCCCACAAAATGACTATCCTAAGTATAATAACTTAGCAAATATGATAGTATTAATGCATGAAGTTCATGACATAGTAGCAGTATATGAAATGGCATTAATAGAGTATCAAAAAACCTATGGAGTATGTTTTCCTATTAGCTTAGATCAAGATAGGCTAGAGAAGAAAAAGCTAAAAGTAGAAAAGTATATGGAATACTCTAAAAGAGTAAACCGATTACGATAGATAGGAATCCTCCTATCTTATAACTAAGCAGTAACGGAGCACTATAATGGGTACAAGTATCTATGATTTAATCTCAGTTAGTGAGGCAGAGGCCCCTAACTCTCCTGTAATACTAGAAGATATTAAGCCAATAATGGAGATTTACCAGGAGTTGCAAGCATCTAATGTAACCTCCTTACTTAGTTTCCATGCTGGGGTAAAGTTTAGCCACATACTCAATAAGCTATCTACAGCTATTGCAGTCCAGCCTCAATCTGAGGATGAAAACGCAGATGTAGCTGACTTAGATGATGCGCTGACTGAGAGTGAAAGAAGTTTTATTTATGGGATCTATTTGATTCGCTAAAAAAGAAGCACCTAGCAAAAAGGGATTACGCTAGGTGCTTTACCGAGGAAATTAAAATGGAACTACTATTTATAAGTATAACTATTTTATCCTTAATAGGATACTTGATGTTAGCTTTCTGGGATCTTTAACCTATTGAGCATAAGTATCCACAATCCGTTGTATCGTAGGCTGTCGCTTTACATCACTCACTAACCTATCTGCATATGGAGTCTCTGCTGCACTATAAGCTTCATTATAGATCTGCTTCCATCCCCTATATGTCCCTCCTGGGGACTCTATAAAATTAATAAACAACTCATCAATCTTAGCTGGATTAGGTTCTGAGGTTGCAATCCTTCTAAGCTCCTTAGTATATACCGCTCTTCTATCCTTATCAATAGAATTATAATAAGTGTTAGAAAAACGGAGATTACGAAGGGCTTGCTCCCTAAGAGGTCTAGCCCCTATAACTCTGGATAGCACAGCAAAGGGTTCTGATACCTCTTCCTGAGTACTAATCAATTCTCCCTTCTGGTCAAAACTTGCTCCTAATCCTAATTCAGCATATCTAGCTGCGGGCCGCCATAGACTCTGAGCTGCGAATCCCTGCAAGATAGCCCTACCTAAATCTTCTGATCCAGCAGCTTGAGCTAGATTACCCACTAACTGGGCAGCCTGGGTAGCAGCATCAAAGATAGCAGGTTTAAAAGCAAAGCCAGCTCTGTCAGTTACCGTAAGGGGTGAACGAGGATCCAAAGTACCACGAGTATATATCCCAGCACCAAAAGCAGCGCTTGGTACACCAAAAAGAATATGTTCAGCAGCCGATCTACTTTGATCTGAGTCTTCTCCGAAGGCACCATAAATAGTAGATCTAAAATCTTCATGATCATCAGATACATAACCTCCTAATAGCTGGTTAAACTGTTGAAACATGGGTAAGGATTCAATACCAAACATAGAACCTTGAGCGCCCCAAAGGTTTCTCATAGCTTTAGTATCTCCAGCCTCAAGATACCTAAACATGTTCTGGCCCATGGTGAGCATGAAGGTTTGGTAAAGCCCAATCATGGCCCCAAAGGTTCCTTGAAACATAGTAGGACGTTGACGTGGAGAATAGTTACCCATAGTCCGTTGGGTAAAAGCATAAGCTTCCGCTGCTAATAATTCCATAGGAGCTGTAGGAGATTTAGCTTTAGCAAGCAAATAACCATTAGCAAAAGTTTGCTCTCTAGTCCACCCCTCAGACCAATCAGAAGCACCTACAGCTATCTTCTTTAGGATAGGATGCTCTTCCATAAATTTTTCAAAAGGTAGCTGCGAGCTATGAAAGTTATCCATAGCCTTAGTTGTCTCCGCTACAATAGATTGTACATACTTATGCTCACTAGCTATCTTTCTAAGTGCAGTAACTTCAGCACTATTACCTCCCCAAAACTTCCCTGCTTCCATCATATGCTTTAGAGGATTAAGTCCACCTTGTCCAGTAACATGCGTTAACTCCCCCTGTAAAATCACAGGTAAGGAAGCAGTAGTTACAGCTGCATGACTAGCTTCTAGCAATCTTAGGTTAAACATAACTAGCAAGCTTTGGGCTTTTTGAATTCTATGTAACGCTACATCCTCTATCTTACCTTTTTTCAGGGCAGCTGTATAAGCTTCAATATTAGGATAAGGTAATGGAACCCCTGCTTCCGCAGCACTCTTAGTTAATTCTTCAAACTCCCTCTCTACCCCCTTACCTTTTCCAACTATACTTTTCTTAGCTATATCTAGTTTATCAGCTATAGTATTAATTACCGTGGTTGTCCAATTATTAGCTGTATCCAATATTGGGGTGTGACTTACCATAGACTCATTAAGCATAGTTTTAGAGACTAGCTCTGGCATAGATACTTTTTGTTGTTGCCACTTACCACCTTTGGTAGCTGCAGATTCTCTTCTAGCAAAGAAATCTAAACGATCATGCAACGAAGCATTAGAAGCTCTGGCTATTCTACGATACTGACTTGTAATTTCCCTCTGCACAGACCCCATAAAATTATCTATATCTGTAATACCAGGGGTAATACCTAAAGAAGTAATGCCCCTCTTTCTATTAGAAAAATCAGAGACTTTGAATTGCTCTAAATCTGCATACCTATTGATTTGATTCCAAGCAGAAGAATCAGCTTTAGAAACTATTTCATGGGTATTGCCATATAGCTGATTAGCTTCTGCTATATCCTCTGCTAGATCTTTAGCATTATTAGCAGTAATAAGTTCTACCTGTCCGGCCTGTCCTGACTTAGGTACTTTATATGCTACTATATCCTTATTAAGTTCTGAGTAAGGAAACCAAATACCAGCACCTCTAGATTTAGGTAGCCCATGCAATTGTCTATCAACATTATAAACAGCTAACAACTCTTGTTGTTGAGGAAGCCAAGATCGCATAAATTCTTGCATCTGCCTAGTGAGTTCTAAATCTTGTTCTTTATTATAGTACTTAAGGTACTGAGGTTGATCATCTACTATCCCTGTAATGATCTTTCCTGTAGCTTCTTCGTATTGCAGCTTTACAGCATCTTCAATAGGAATAGCATGAAGTGCCTGTCGTACTTGTGAGAATTGTAACCTAGAAACTGGGTGCTGTGCTACTGCGGATAACGTAGGAGTTATAGCTTCTTTAATATCTGTTACATGTTTATTAGTAAATGTTGATAAGCTATGGCCATAGGCAGTTACCCAGTTTCCATACTCTTTTAATATCCTCATTCCATGATCAGCAGAGGTTACAGTATTCCATACATTTTCTGTAGCTGCTAGAGCTTCAGGCAATTGTTCCCTCATTGTCTTAGAGATAGGGGTAAATAGCACCTCATTCATAAATTTTGCTAATTGCGGTACACCAGAAGTATCTATAATGTTTCTGGATATAGCTATATCAGCATTAATGAGTGTATCTACATCATGCATAGTAGTTATAGATACTTCTTCTACCTGCCCATAAGACCCTATCTTTCCTTCTAACTGAATAGGTTTCTGAGAATAGTACTTAGCTTGATCATTGGAAAGATAGCGGGCTACAGGTAAAGATTCATCAAATGGAAGCTTAGTCCCTCTAGCTGCTAGAATAGTTTCTGCGGTAGTTATATCAAGATTAGCTACTCTAGCTATCTGTGTAGATGAAGCTCCTGTTGCTTTGCCTACTGCAACCATAGCTTGCTTTTCTTCCCATAGAAACCTAGCAGCTTCTGTTCTATTTCCTAATGTAATTTTAGCATCCTTGCTTAATATTGTAGGCCAGGTATCAGGGGAGTATTTATTAAGCAGAGCTTGTAGCTGAGGAATTACATCATCAGAAGAGAAATTTAATTCTATCTGTTTGATCCTAGCCGGAAGCCTATTTACAGCAATCATAGCTTCATGATAAGCTTTATCAGACATAGGAACCGATTGCTTAAAGGGGGCCATTCCTAACTTAGTAGATAAAGTAGCTTGCTTGTTGATAGCTATAGAGGGATAAGAATTAATACCCGCACCTGCAAGTGCATCTACCTCAGAGAGTATTCTTTGACCATAATAAGGATCAGCTATGGCTGCTCTTGAAGACTCTATTCCAAGTTGGTTTATTAGGTTAGTATGGGTTACAAAATCCCCGTGGGTCAGGGTAGCTGACATCTCCTTCCACACAGCTTCACGCTTTACAGCTGCTTCAGAAAGATTAAATTTAGCAGCTCCTGTAATGGTAATAGGTCTGGTTGAGATATGAGGTAAGGATACATACTCGGCCATCCATCTACGCATATCCTTAGAGGTTTCTTTTGCTGTAACTTGCAATCCAGCTTCTACTATCTCTACCCCTTCTGGAATACTACGTACTACTTCATCATGAGACCGGATAAAATTTTGGGTAAAATTAGAAAATAAAGTATTTCTAGCTACCTGTCCAGTAATTATCTCAATAGCCCCATCATCTGATTGCTTTACAATACCTTCCATAGTACTCCACATTGGAGTTTCAGCATTATAGTAACGTAGGGTTTCTACTCCGTTTAATGCAGAGGCATCAGATATAGCAAATCTACCTATATACTCATCTGGGGTATAATCAAAAGCATCCTTAAGATCAAAGCTTCTAGGAGTAGACTGCTCAGCATGGGATATAGTAAAATTAATTTTACCCTGTAACGCTTTATCTCCTCTAGCCATTTTATTGATTTGATAGGAAATACCATTTATATGCTCATACCCAGCTATTTTATGCTGCTCTTGTAGCTCTACAGAAAGCTTAGTTGTATCATCTAAGGTATAATTAGTATATAGCATACCCCTATAAGATAATGTCTGTCCTGCATCCTTACCTTGAAGATGCATAGGTTGGGTAAATGCTTTATCTGATACCTGAGAAGTAGCCTCTATACGCTCTAAGGCTTTAAACTTTTTAGTCTGTTGAATAAGACGTAAAGGGGCAACTAAGCCTCCCAATGCTGCACCTATAGCAAAATCAGCTAGATCATAATCATTATCCATATACGCATGCTTATTCATCATAGCTGCAAATTCTATTTCATATACTACACCCTCAGCCACCCCTGATTTTAATGTAGCTAATCGCATAGAATTCCTAGCTTCATTATACTTAGCTGTACGTTTACCAAACTCGGCAAACTGGGCAATAGCTTGAGATTCAGATTTTCTAATTGTATTCTCTAATCCACCTATCCAGGTACGCCCACCTTTAGCCCATTGGATAGTCTTAGATGCTGCCATTCCGGGTATAAACATCCCACCTATAAAAGAGGATAGTTGTACTAGATCTTTATGCTGGTCATAATATCTACCCGCATCTTCATTGATAGAATGAAGAATCTCCCCTGTATCAAACTCAGTACCTGCCTGTCCTAGAGTACCTAACCATGAAAGGGAATTAATAAGTGTAACTCCTACATCTAAGGCAGTAGCTCCAGCATAATCAACTATATCATCAAACTCAAATGGATCTTTATTAGTAGCTCCCATTTCATTTTGAGCAGACATGTAGGATAATTGATTTCTAGCTAACATTACAATACTCCAGGAGAAAGATTAGCTAAGGAATGAAAGACACCCATAGTAGCATACTTAGTATTAAACGTATTTATAGAAGTGCTCATTATATCATTTATAATGGTTTGTACTGGGGGATAGGAAGTACCCGTAGCCTTTTCTGCATTATCTATGGTAGTTTGTAATCTAGCTTTATACCACATAAGAGTACTAGGTTTAGTATCTGGATCAGCAAGAAGTTTTGATAGCTCATCTATTGACGCCCCTAACTCTGCATACTTAGAAGTGTCTACCTCAAAATAGGTATCAATAAAATTTGTATTAAATGTATTTAATGCATTAACAACAGCTTTATCTCTTGCTGCCTCTAACTCTAAAGCATCACTTTTCTTTCTATCAGCTAGTCCAAACGAAGGAGTTTTATCTTTCTTTGGTATAGTAGCTTCTGCTTTAGCTTTTAATACATCCTTCTTTAGTGCTGTAGCTTCTTGCAACATTAGAGCTGCTTCTGCTTTATCATAATCTAAAGGTAATTTCTTAACATACATATCAAAGCTATCAGGTATCTCTCCTAATACCTGAGTTAAAGTAGTTGTGCCCCCAGATTCTTCTTCGTTTATTAGAAAAGATTTAGTATCCTTATTCCAACTAGCTATATCTAAATCAGTAGGAGTATGACCTAGATACTTAGAAGCAATTTGCCCGTGTTTAATTTGTAATCCAGCATTGATTAATGCAATAGCCGGTTGTCTTTCTTGTCCTGTAATAGTAGCTGCCATTTTAAGCTGATTATCAGTTAGCTGTGCTCCATCATCTCCAGAAATCCCAGCTTTATCAGCAAGTATAAATCGCTGTTCAGGAGTTAAAGGCGGAGCTAATTGATCTGCTTTATCGGATAAACGATCTAAATAACGATAAGCATCCCTATACCCACGTTCATCTAAAGCTAAAGTTTGCTTAATCTCTTGCTCTTTAGCTATAATTTGCTTTTCAGTATCTTGAACTAGAGGAGAATTAGCTAGACCTGTAGCTTTCCAAGTAACAACATTAGAACGTAAGTCTTCTATACCAGCTGCTAATTCTAACTCTCTTTGTCGAGTTTCTTTTTTTATATCTAATTCTTGAGATAACTGCCTATGTGTCTCTTTGGCAGAATAAGAATCAGTAAAAGATTCAATATCTGGAAGCTCAGCTAAAGGATCCTCCTCATCTAGGTTAGGGGGAGACACATCATCTACAAAGAATCCTGCAGCTCCAGGAATATTGGTAAACTCCGGAACCAAGCCAGCTCCTTGCTGTTGAGCAACATAATCCCTAAGCGCCCCAACATCATACAGGTCTTCGATAGCCATTATACGTAACCCCTAATTCCTTGCATTAAATCTCTATTATACTGCCCTAACCCAGAATCAAAAGGCGTGCCTCCTACTAACTTAGAGGGATCTCCGCCTGCAGCAATAAAGGTAGCTAAGGCTTTATCCCCACTAGTTGCACCACCACCACTTCCGGATAGAGCTAAAGCTTGCTGTAACTTAGCCCAAGCTAAAGGATCTACTGTTTCTTGAGTAGTATCTCCAGTACTAGATGTAGTTCCAGTATCTGTGGTTGTTGATTTAACATCCCCACTAGTTGTAGTAGCTGCAGTTTCGCGAGTACTACTTGCTTTATCTTCTATAGCTCCTTTAGAAATACCCAGAGCTGCCATTAATTGTTCATTAGCTCCAGAAGTACCTTGGGTAAGTTGACCTAAAGTAGAAACAGCATTTAACTGACTTTGTATCTCAGCATTCCTAGCCTCCTCTATAACTCTGGATTGTGCCTCACCAGTACGAATAGCAGCATCTTGCCCTAACAGCTGTGCAGCTACATTACCTCCAGTACCCGCTAATTCGGCTCCACCAAAAATCTCCGGGAGTAACTGCTCCATTAACTGTCTACCTAAATCAGCGGTACGCCCTGAAGCTCTTTGCTCAGCCCCTGCCGGACTAAGCCCTGATAGTATATTTTGCATAGAAGAGATATTACCCATAGCAGCTGTATCTTTAGCCGATATAAGCGGATCAACATTTCTCCCAGTTAATATCCCCTGAAGAGCACTTAAAGCTTCAGGAGTCATATTGGCGGTAGTTCCAATATTAGTAATATCACGTAAGGTATCTGTAGAAGACTTCTGAGCTTGAGCTACATTCTCTGTCTGCTTCTTCTTTGTTTTAGCCTTAGAAGTACTAGCTACTGTGGTAGGAGGGGGGAGGGAAATAGGCCCAGCACTACCAGGAGCACCAACCCTTCCATAAGAAAGAAAATTTCCCGTACTACCAGGTTTAAGGGCTTTGCCTCCAGCAGAGGGTACACCTCTACCACCACTAGCTGCAAACATAGTACCAAAGTCAAAAGACATAATTATTTACCTCCTAGCCCTGCAAGAAGAGCTTTAAAATATAAATCACCAGGATTAAACTGAGCAAAAAGCCCAAGAACCTCCTTGTTTTTATAAGGATCACCTAACTTAGTAGCTCTTGTATCTGGGCCTAAAGTATCTAATGCGAACTGCCTATGTTGAGGAGAAAAAGGTAAGGTACTATCTGTAAGGGTACGAAATAGCTCCTCCTTTTCCATACCTTGAGGATTACTCAAAGCTCTACGAAGTATATCCTGCATCTTCCTATCTACTGTTGATAGTCGTCTTTTTTTAGGTTCCTTAAGTTCTTTAAGAAGATTGTAGTTATCGGCGACCATAAGAATATCCTTTAGCTAATAAACGTTTAAGATGGTATTGACCTTTAACGAGAATATTAAACCACCTAGCTGCAAGGTTAGGATTCATATCATGAGCTAAAGTTGTAACAGGTGTGGAAACTAAAGAGGTGAAATCTACTTTAGCTCCATCTAATGATTGCTCAATCTCAATAGTCCCATTAGGGTAATCTACAAACTCTGCTGAAAGCTCTACCAACTTAGTAAGTTTATCCCTATGTGCAGCATAATGTCCAAATAAGACATAGGAGTCAGCAGGAAAAGTTGTACATAATCTAGTGTACCCATCTCCTAATAGTAGTGCCAGCTCTCGTTGTTCGTTATCTAAGGTTGCAGACATAAGCTGATAGTTTTTATCCAGGCTATAACCATCTTGATTATAGGGAGATAAGGAGATTAAAAGCTTATGAGGTACATCACAAGTACCCCACTTGGATAGCTGAATATCAAATACTATTGCTCTTTGATACGTAGGGTACAAACCTATACTAGGTACGGGATACTCAAACTCTATTGGTGATAAAGCTGCATGTGGTGGTTTAACCACCGTAGTAACCCCACCTAATCTTACCACCCTATTACTAAATACCTCATCTCTATCTTGAAGAGAGATAACTAAGAAACGCCCAGCAAGCAGGGATAAAGATATAGGATATCTATGCTTCTTTATCCAATCTGTAATCTCCTCCAAAATCTTTGTACTTTTCTTATTAGTAGGATCGAGAACCATAAAACCTGAATTAGTCCAATAGTAATGTAGGTTCTTATAAGTAGCAAGATGACGATAATCTATAAGCCCTTCAGCTTCTCCTATTGGAGCAAAATCATACATAGAAGTAGCAGATCGTTTAAAGGTAGCGGCTACTACATTACCTGTAGCATATATTATGAATCCATTAGTAAATCCTTGACAAGAAGTAATCTTTCCTTTTATTGCTGGTACAGATACTTGGTTAGCTCCTGTGCTAGCACTAGGAGTAAAATCAACTAGATTAGATGCAGATGACCAATAGATAAGATCATCTATATCCCAAGCAGCTAATCTGGATCTACCAGACATTATACCCTCTACATGTCCCATAGCTAAGGTAACTTGAGTATGGCTATCCTCCGTAAATACGGAAGTTCCATCCTGGGTTTCTAAAGAAGAAGGTACAGGAGTAGCAGAAGATAAAGTAAAGGTTAAAGTAAATGAGTAGTGTAGAATAGCGGTAGCAGGAGTAGTTACTGTTAGGGTCCCTACATAAGGCGATATAGTAGCATCAGCTAAATAAAGATTACGTAAGGCTATAGCTAGAGTATTTGAATCATCACTAGGAGATAAGGTAACAGTATTTGCTCCATAGGATAGATAGGTGGGGTAGTTCTTTTTAAATCCTGTTATTTGAATTCCTTTTGTTATTATAAGAGCAAATACCAACCAATAATCAGGTAAAGAGTACTGATGTATAGTTTTATCCGTAGTATCTAAGGTAAATAACTCTAAACCATTAGATTTTAATTTTAAACTTACTGGATTTTGATTCTCAGTGATAACAGAAGAGAATCTGCTATCATAAAACGCAAGATTTAAATCCCAAGCATTGGTCGTAGTATACTGAAATATACCCTTAGTAGTATCATCAATAACATACCAATGTAAACCATCAATACTTATCTCTATATCTTTTACATCTGTAACTTCAGAACTAATATCTAAACTAACTCCATTATATACAGCTGATTCTACCTCCCACTTAGTTCCTAAATCATACTGATATATAGTACTTGTAGCCCTTCCTAGTATGTACATCCTACTTCCTGTAGGATTAAAACTTACACCATAGGGTTCACTATCCTGTGTATAAGTAGAAAAGAACTCTCCTATATAAGTAATAGAAGTTATATCCCATGCTACTCCTACATCATGTTGATATATTTTTGAACTACCGTGATTGACGAAATAAAAATGTAGTCCATCTGGACTCCATGAAAGACCCTTAGCATATATATCAGGTTCTCCTCCATAATTTCCTAATACTATGTACTTACTATAAACAATAGTTGTTATATCCCAAGCTATGGTTAAATCATACTGTCTAATATTATCTCCAGATACATCAGATACATATAATAAAAGACCATCAGGGCTTATCTCTATATCTCTTAGCACATTACCAATAGGAATTGCAGAAAAAACACCATCATAGCTAAGTGGTGCATATATCTCACTAACATCCCATACAGAGGCTAGAGTTAGCTCACTACCATTACCATCATAAGCAGTAGCATCTATTATGGTTTGAAGTTCAGCTTCAGTAGCAAGATTTATAGAAATAAAAGCATCTATCTCTACCTCAGTTCTTAGCGTCTCAGTAAATTTAGTTGTAAAAAAGTTAATACTTTGAAATACTGCTTCCCAAGATTGTATAGCATTGGATACCTCAGTAGCTGATCCAACTAATACTCGTTGAGTTCCAAAATTTAATCCTGTATCTGTAGTTATTGTTATATCTTTATAAGTATCATCTCCTGTAGAATCCTCCTCTAAGGAATAAGTAAAGATATGACGCTCATGAGCAGAGAGAATATGAGTAGGAGGTAAATGCTCAAAGATAACCTGATCAGCTTGATAGGAAGTTATCTTACCTATAAAATCCATACCTTTCTGGTAAACATACAAAGCATTAGACATTAGAGTAAATGTCCATTGTTTCCATGGAGATACAGGAATGGTAGATAAAACAAGTATCCAAGCACCTTTACCAAAAGGTAGATCTATTTTATCATACTCTGGGTCACTTCCTGCTGCTGGTACATTAGTTTTAACAGCTACTGCATCACCAGCTACTGCCCTAATATATAATCCTTCCTCACAGAATGCTAACTGAATAACATTTCCATGTAAGGTTTTATAGATAAACTCCTCTTGGATATTTATAGTAGTAGCTAAGGGAGTAATCTCTAAGGTATCATCAGTACCAAAGAAAGAGGTATATCCTGCTATGGTAGGTAAAGTATTTCTAGCATCAATAAGATCTAAATCCGGAATATGCATTCCTCGATCCGATACTCTACCTTTAGATGAAGGCATTAACTCCTCATCTAGGATCTGTAAACCCTCTTTTATATTAGCTTGTGACGTTATCTTTGACATGATTTATAAATATCCGCTATTTGGGGTTGTACATGTGAGCCTGTCTGCGTGATGGCGGGAAAGCAACGGTCGGGGCAAGCCCACCCGCCGCTACACGCTATCACTTGCCTTCCCATGTAAACCCGCTTCATAGCTTACTCAGCTGATTCAGTTTGATAATCTTTCTTAGTAGAATCCCATCTAACAAGACGATTAATTTTTAAAACACCAGTTTCTCCTGTAGGTGTTATACCGCTTATATAAGCTCCTACAGGAACTAATAAACGTGGATCTTCTGCCCTAAGATGATAAATACCTTTCTCAGTAGTCCCATTTACAGGGGTCTCATTAAAACCTATCCAGCACTCAGCTGTACACCAGATTTCAAGTAAGCTACTTTCATGGCTAGTAAGCGCTACGGCGGCCCCAAGAGGATTCTCAGTTAAAGCTATATTATCCAAAGCCTCTTCTGGCTCTAAGATATCAATTGGGATTGGTACGCCCTCAGCTGATACTAAAGGATAGTTTTTAAAAGCCATATTTAACTCCAGCAGCTAAAACAGCTGCAAAGATTAACCACCAAGCTCGTTCACCCATTTTAAGTTTAGATGCAGTAGAGGAGATATGCACTTTTAAATTCACTATATCTTTTTGTATAGCAGCTATATCTCTCTTAGTAGTATCTAATTCTTTAGAGTGGGTAAGTTGCCTTTCTTCTACCTTGGCTAGAGTGATGATAGCCTCGGTCATCTTAGATAACTGCATCTCAAAGGAATCAATCTTCTCCTTTAAATACTGATCCATATCTCTACTCATTACTTTACATCCGTGGTATCTGAGGTAGCAAACAGACCAGGGATAGACTCTGGTTCATCAAGGGTTTCTCCGAATCTAGGATTCCTAATTTGTTGGTTGCGTAAAAAATGGTAAGATTTTTTAAGATCTATATCCTTAGCATTGTTAGCCCCCTGGAGATCCTTTTGCTTAATAGCGCCAAGTTTCTCTATATCCTCCGAACCTAAGGTAATTGAAATAGAAGCTCCAGGAACAGGTTGTTTACCCGCTGCCCTAGCTGCTTTATTAGCATAAGCCACAACTCCTATCCTACCTTCTTTCTTATTCCAATCTACCGCAAAAAAGTGCACTCTCCAATAGGAAGCTGTAATACCAGAATTGTGTACTTCTATTTCTTTTTGCATTGCCACTGGTGTATGCCTCTTAGGTTTAAATATTTCTAATCAGGACGAATAGTTAAAAGAAAGTTTCCAATCTCTATAGCTTTATTAGCAGTTGTTAGTACTTCAATTATAGTTCCTTCTAAAAGGCTACCTTCTATATGAGTATTAAGATCAGTTCTTTTCCATGCGTGCATCTCACCATTACGAGTTTCAACTTCAGTAAGATGATCTGCCGACATTTGAGCAATAGGAGTAGGTGGTGTAGGAGCTGCTCCTGCATTATATGTCCAACCGGTAGCTGTGTGATGTCTTAATATCATATCAGCACCTGCATCATTTGCTCCACCTAACCATGTTACATCTAAACCCCTAACTTTATAATTATTATTGTTGTTATCCCAGTATTTACAAAAACCATAATTACATAATAAGTCTGGCCCTGAGATTTTTGTAATAGTAACTAGTCCTAACCATTTCTTTACAGTTTCATAATAAGTGCCTGCGGCTCCTGCATCGTCTATAATTATATCCTCGGTATCTGCTGCTGTCCTAATACCTGTAGATGTAATAGATGTACCTGCTACTCTAACAACCGTATCAGTTCCTCCAGCTCCCCCAGCAGCTTGTACAAATAAGACATGAGCTGCCTGTGATTTATTAGCTGTTCCTAGATTGATAGTAGGATTAAAATCATCTGCGGGGGAACCAAAGTCATAGAAACCATCTGCATAAAATATACCCGATGAGCCAGAAGGAGATTCAAAAGTCCATGATTTCTCAGTAGTTTGAAAATTTCTAGATATCTCATGCCACTTAAGATCTCCTAGATCATAGCGTAAGAGTAATGTATCACTCGCTCCTAACTCAGCTCTGCTATGGAGATGAATCCCATTACCATCTAGTAGGGTTACTGTATTAGCATTAGATTCCCCTTCTATTAATAGTAGCTGCCCATTTATGCCCGCTACTATTTGAGGATCAGATGTAAGAACAACGGGTGCCCCATTTCCTTGAATAGGAGCAATAGAATTTACTATCTGAATCGTATCTGCTGCATCCAAGCTTTGAGTTGTATTAGAGGTTAGGATTAAACTTTTTCCAATTACTGTTCTCTCATTAGCATCTATTGTAAATATATCAGAGTTACTATCTTTATCCTGTATTTCAAGTATATTAGCACTTTGCCCATCCTTAGCTTTAATTATCAAAGTATTATCAGTATCACTCCACACAAAATTAGGAGAAGAATTTAGCCTTCCTTTATCTGCCCATTGTACCTCACCATCGGAGCCAGTAGATCTACCTGGGATTAACTCTCCTGATAGTGTGGCTTTATGATAACTAGGCATTTACCCAAAATCCACAGTTTCAGGGTAATCACGTTCGGCTGCATTATCATGATAATGCAGCCTTACCAGCCCAGTAAAAGGTATATCGTTGCCATCTGCATCTTTGTTTGGCACCATAAATTGTTTAATCTGGCTATCAAGCGCATTACTCTTTACCTCGTGGATAACTTCATACTGAAAGTTACCATCCTCATCTAAAATAGGCTCTCCTTCGCCGTTCACAATCACTTGAGGAAGTATCTGCTTCATACGGCTAATTATCCACGCGGGCGAGGTATTAGAAGCAAAAAGCGCCTGGAGATTAGTAGCGTCGGTATCTACTCGCATTAGTACAAGTTGCTTATTTGCCCCTGTATGGGTTCCTGGCATTCTATCCGCCACCCAGCTCGCATTAATGCTTCGAAGCATATTAAAGATATCAAGATCATCGCCTTCTAAACCGTCGCTAAACCTGTAGATAGACATATCTACAGTGTCAGACATACGAATAATTACTGTACGTCTTATCATTCTGGGAGCGCCTCTATTTGAGTTATAGTCATAACTTTGTTGTAGATGCTCAACTTATGGATAACTAAGTGATAATTATTTCCATAACCAATATTTATCCAACCCGCTCCTTCAGTAAATGCACCATCATAGCTGTCAAGAGTGACATCCCAAAACCAATCTCCGGCCCCTGTTATATTTTTACGCCCAATCTGTAGATCTCCATCTGTCTCCCAGCGAACACTTGTACGATATATGTCATCTACAGTAGTTATTGTTAACCCACCACCAGAAGCTCCAGATCCATCATATGCATATAACCCATTGGTTGTTAAGTTATACACAACACTAGCAGAATTTTCCCTTATGCTTAATACTCCCGCATTCGTGGTCATTAAATGACCTACCGCAAAATCTAGCAGACAAACTCCACTAACTTGATTAAAATATCCAGCAAACGGATGACGTATACCTGTAACATCACGAGATACTGATGAGCCTGCTGTTACTATAGGAGGGGTAGAAAATGCTTTCTTCTCGACCTGCACATAATCAGGAATTCCAGCTGCCACAGTAAACGAGACAGTACCAGCGACAGACAAATTAAATGTAATATCTGTGCCCGCGCTTGCTGCTCCATGTCCTGTTCCCGTCGCACCTACATCTGCACTTGTAACTGTACCGCCACCAATTACGGATAAGGTATAGTCACCTGTTCCTGTGGCAGTAAGATCAATTGTTTGAGTTACTGGTGCATCAGAATTTATATAATAATTTGTACTACTCGGCCAATGAACCATTGTAGGTGCTGGAGATAAATTAGCACCAACTGCTTCTGTCACTACTCCACTACCATCAACGGTGTTCCCATTTTCTGTAGCGTAATATGCAAAGCCATATAAGCTGTTTGCTGCATCAACTTTTTGATACTCTCCGGGATTTTGATTTGCTTGGCCTGTTACATCTTCTAAAGAGATTTTTGTCACTGCACCTGTAATAGTTACAGTTAAACTTGTCGTTGTCGCGGTTTTAGGTATGCCATTATTCCAGCTCTGCCTATCTACCGCATCGCCTGTAAGCGTACCGACGAACGCACCTGAACAGACAGCAGTAGACCCGTTTGCACTATCCGCACCAATGGTTAATTGATACTCATGCCCAGAGATAGTAGTAATTATTTGCGTAGTTGGCGTATCTGAATCATCAGACGAGGGCCAAAGATTTTGTATAATCCTCGCATCCTGATAGGGTACAATCCCTCCAGGAACTATTGCGCTCAATGCACCGGGTATAATCCTAATAACTCCCTCATGATCAAGCAGACGAATATCATCATCCCTGACATCTTCCCACAATCCAAGATTGATTTTACCTGTAGCGTCAACCTGCGGTAACTGGGATAGGATAACTGAGCTATAATCCTTCCTGTTTCTAAGATCAATACTTAATCCTAGACCTAAAGCAGTCATTAATACAGTCCTACAATATCAGATGCAGTAGTCAGAGTAGCATACACCCTAGTAACCCTAATAGGTAAGATACCTATGGCTCCTACAAATATAACACCTGCTGTACCATCTGCCATATCTACCTTTACATCTCCTGCAGTTCCTACATATAAAGCTCTAGGGACTTTTGCTAAATCATCACTATCATGTGGGGTAATGGCAGAAGCATCTGTGGCAGGTTTACTTGCGAAGTCGGTCATACTAATCTCCTAATAAAATTGTTTTATGATAACTAGGTATCTACAGAATCCATAAAATCCCTGATATAAGTAGAACGCATCAGAGCAGCAAGATCGGAGATTCGCTTAGAATCCTCATTATCTCCGACTAAGTTAAGCAAGTAAGCAGCTGTCATATCTACTACTAATCCAGGAGCTAACTCTGTTATCCAATTAGTATCATCATCTTCTGAGCCGTCTATAGCAAAGTTAACAGGATTAGTATAATACCCAATATTAAAATCTGGTGTTAAGATAGAATGTCTTATATGTAATGCATTCCCTGATAGGTAAGCTATATCTAATAAGCTACCACAAGTTTCCCTTTTCTTTATTCCATTCAAAGATACACAAGTAATTCTAGTATCATCATTTGTATACTGTACATAGACCATTTTACGTATAGCAGTGGTAATAGGGATAGCTTGAATTTTATCTGTAGCTACTACTCCCTCAGAGCTACCAATGGTGGACTCAACTATATCTCTCCAAAAATAACCAGAAGATGAGATAAATCTAATAATCTGATTTATCTTATTTCTAATCATAGTAGTTTGATTAGTACGGGGAACTATAGCTAGTATCTCCGTTTCGAGTTCACCAAAGGTAGACATTAGTACTTACTCTCCAATAGTCTTAGTTAGACTACCAGTAGATACATGGTAATCCAAGGCTTCGATATAAGCTTTAGCATTAGGATCAGATTCTTCCACGATAAAGCAGCCACCTGCAAAGCAAATAGGTTTACCCTTATCAGTAAAACAGTTAAAAACAAGTCCGCCCTTTACTGTATAAAGAGTTTGACCTACTGATAACTCAGCTGTAACCTTAGCTGCTTGCTGTGCTTCTAATGCCATCTTAGCTGCATTAGCTTTAGTGGCATTAATGGAGTCCCCTTTGATAGAGCTTGTAACCCCAGTACGAATTGAGGTAGCATCAGCTACTGGAGCATTCTTCGGGGGCGTAGCTGCTTCGGGGGCAGCTCCTGCAACTGGCATAGTAATCTCATTCATCATTCATTCCTCGTAAGATAGAAGGTAAGGTGCCATCCTTGGCTAGGCATTCCCTTAGGCAGCGGCGGTTATTCCATTTATAATACCACAGGTTTGAGGACTAGTAAACTCTGTAGCAAATTCAGAGAGTAATGATCCACCAGAAGCATCCTGTCCTGAATTGCTCCCATCAGCAGAACCATCATAGTCTTCTTTCTTAACATCCCGACCTTCTAGATATGCAACACCTACAGCTGTAAGATCTACTCCAATAGCAATACCTGTTGCAGTAGCCGTCTCTGTAAGTAATGGATGCTCCATCAACCGAATAATACCCTTATAGATCTTAAATTCAGTAAACATCATACCAAAGCTAGTTTCTTTGGTAGTCATAGTAACTTGACCAGAAGCTAGTCCAATATCATGGATAACCTTTATGGCTGTAGAATCGCAAAACAACATACGTTCCTTTAATCCACCACCAGTTTTAGAGGTAGAGTGTGCAAACATAGGTTCTACAAGAGTTACCAACTGAGCATAAGTGGTAGTAGCTCCAGCAGTATTCACATTACCAGAAGCATGCTCATAGATAGCATCCACTAATCCTTGTGTAGAATGAATAGGATTACCAGTAGTAGCATCAGTTGCAGGAGCTACTGCTTGGCCCCAAAGTAGCTGACCTTCAAAATCAGTACTATGGAATTCCATACAATCCTGACGAGATTCTGCTATATTATTAAACCCAGCTTCTGCTAGAGATGCACGAGCCGTATTAGAAATATGCCAGGCATTACGGATGATAGAAGTGTAGTTAGGTACGTAGGTAGATACCATGCTACGAGCTATTGGACGATCACTGGCTTCTACATGAGAGTTACCAACCAGCTTAAGAACGTCATTATCTCCTATAACCCCTGCAGCTACACGACCAAAGCTACGATCAATTTCCGCAGTAGTAGCATTAGTAATAGTATTAACACGGATATTTTCTCGTGTTGTAGGTACTTGAAATACCATTCCAGCTACAATACCAACAGTAGAGTCAACTACCAGGGTAGTATCACCTGCTGCTAGATCAGAGCCATCATCTACAGTCATAGAGCTAAGAGCAAAGTGCTTAGCGAAGTAGCCGTGCTCAGCAGCAACAGCCTTCTTCTTGTTGATCTCTCCTGTAAGAGCATAGAGAGGGGCTGAACCATTAGGAAACAACCGCATAATGGTGTCAGAGAATGACTTCTTGTTTAGTTCTGTTGGATTAAAACTAGTACGAAAGAAGCCATTCGGGTTAAGTGAGCCTAATGTAGCCATTAGATAGTATCCTTATAGTTAGGTATCGATACCTAAATCTTTAAGCCAGTTAATGCCTTCATCTTCTGGTTTAGATTCAGGTTCGGGTTTATTTACAGTAGAATTAAGCTCACCTAAATATGATTTAACCTGTTTAGCAACATCATCTGCACTAGCTGTAGGATTTTGAGCACGATACTTGGCCACAAACCCGTTTACTGCTTCTCCCAGAATAGGATTCTTTATCTCTGGAATTAGACGTGCCAGTTCGGTATCATCAATAGTAGAGTTAATCTTAGATTGTACAGCGGTGGATTGGTTGGCAAGTTGTTCATCTACATAGCGTTTATTTATAGCTACCGAATGTTGTGCAGCCATTAAGTACGCTTGTTTGCCTATATCATTGGAGAGGGCTAATAGCGCACTTGGATCTCCAGCTGCTATTAGCTTTTGTGTATCTTCAGAGATGCTTTTACTGAAGTCAATCTTTGAAAGTAATGCGGTGGTAGCCTCTTCATTAGATAAGAGAGCTACTGGATCAAACGGGGCTTCTGGCTCAGGAGGTGTATCCTTTGAACCTTTTTTGTCCTTGTCATTATCGGTCAAGAATGCAAATTTGTCAAGCCCTTCGGGTTTCGGTTCTGGTGCAGGTATAGCATCTACAATAGGAACTACAGGAGCTACAGCAGGTGCAGCAGGATTCATATCAGGACTTAATCCTGGAGTAATACTACCATCTACTATTGGCATTGTCTTATCCTCTAAGGTTAGCTGGAATATCCAGCAATTCGTTAAGTATCAAAAGTACTCCCATGTTTAATCCTTTTATTATATGAGGATTAACATTTATATTCTTTTCTAAATCTACGCCATTTTCCAGTAACATCTGAATGCCTACCTGCATAAGCTTTTGTTGCATCTCAGGAGTACTAAGTATCCTGTTCAGTTCCTCCTGTGTCTGGAGGGTTAGCAGGCTTGGGTTGTACATTTTGGCTAGTATCTGGGGGGATATTTGCATTAGGTATCTGCCTTTTATGTTTAGATATATCTATGTCCAGTACGGCCATCATATCTGCAAAGATGGCCCCTGAAGAATATTCCTGGTTTAGTTCTGGAGAGTTTTGTACAAACTGCAATGCAGTAGATAATACATTTGGATCAGTTAATGCAGCTTTAGGGCGTAGACCGTCTGTTAATCTAAACTCTAACATAGCTTTACGCAGCTCAACTAAATTAACCTTAACTACTTGTTGCGATTCTATATCTAGTATTTCCTGCTCTACCTTAGAGGAAGATAAGATAAAATACTTAACAAAGAGTTTAAGGGGGGTCATTACTTGTTCTTCGATCCTGATAGCATAAGGCATACCCTTAGCTTCTGATCCTCCTTCTACTGCATCAAACTCTCCTAAGGTTCTATTACCTTTTCTATGCTGCCCTCGCATTCCCATACCTACTCCATTTACTTGATCTTTAAGCTCCATTATGGTTCCAAGATCAGTTAGGGCATTAACTACTCCTTGGCTTTCAAAGGGTATCTGGTAGTAAATCTGACTCATAGGTGCCCTATCTCCAGCATTCCTAAGAGCTTTCTTAAGAGGCATTTTAGCTGCAGCAGTAGGACTATTTACATCCAAGGTATCAAGATAATCAGGATCATAGATAGCTCTATCATTTAATGCTCTCTTAGATCCTTCTAATCTAACATGCAAAAGCTCTGTTGCTACATCTTGATAAGGAGTTACGGTCTCTCCAATTGATTTAGTTTGATAATCAAACCCATCCTCCCTAGTATCTGCAAAGAATATAGGTAAAAGATCTAAGGGAGTTACCATCTCTTTATACGAAATTATATGCGTATTATTAATAATCTCTAAACGAATAATACGAGGGATCGTAGGATTTACTATTTGTAAACCAAACTCATGAGGTATGATCCTGATATAGAGTTTGGTTTTAAAATAGCTAGAAGCTGCCATCTTTAGATTAGTACTCTCTGTAATACCTGCCCAATCAAACCAATCGGTTTTCTCTTCTGCTGATAGATGAGTCGCCTCTGCAATATTAGGAGGAGTATTCCAGTACTCATCAGTGCCAGCCATAGTAGAAGAGTAGGCTTCTTTAAGATTGTATGCAATCTTCTCTTCAGACCTACGATTACCAAGAGCTTTAAGTTCTACCTTAGATATAATCTCATTATATCCAACATACTCTCCTTTGGCAGCTATATCTCCTGGAGATACCCTATAATCAAATAAAGCATTATACATATCCAAAGCTTTAAGTCGGGTAACAGGGACATACTCTATTTCTAAAGAAGTAGCTCCCTCAATACCAGTAGAAGCTAGATTAAAATCTTTCTGAGTATCCGACTCTACTTCAATAGCTGCTATATTATAGCGTACTGCTTTAGAGATAAAACGGAGCAGTTGTCGACCCCAACCTTGCTGTCTAGCATCCTTAGATATTAATGCTTGGAACTCCATAGCCATCTGTGGATGAGCTTCATCAGATATAACCTGGAATAAAGGAGAACGATTAACGAAGATTCCAGATAGAAAAGCTATTACTGAATCTATTTCAGAGTTTACAATTGGAACTTTTATAGCTACATTTTCTGACACAGTTGAATTAGCTCCGGTACAAACATCTGTATCATCTATAGTAACTTTAGTTTTAGCATAAGCTTCATCAATAGATTCTAGTTTAGTTCTAAATTCTGAGAACTTCTTTTGATGCTCTTGTATCTCTAAAACAAGTTTTAGTAACTTATCATGAGTTACCTTAGGTAATTTCATCATCTACTTGCTCTCCGCAATCTATCTAGTGAGGTATTATTTCGCATTACTTTAGCTTTAGGCTTTGATACTTCTTCCTCTAAGGGAGTAGCTTGGATGATATCCTTATAATGCTTAGTTATAGCTAATCTAGCTTGAGCTAGGACATCTAAGACATCATCCGTATTATCTGTTCGATCTGTTTTATATTTATATAATTGAAATGTAGCTAGGTTATAAGATAGTTTATCTACTATAAACCACTTACCCCCTACTAGCTGTTTGACCCAAGCTTTGATCCGACGATACTTTGAAGCTACTCCTGTACCTATAGGTATCACAGTTATCTTCAGGCCTAGTTCCTCCAGGCGTCGCTCTAACCAATATGCCAGAGTTTCCTGATAGGCTACGGATTCTATAAACACGATTGGGACTCTGAATTCTATACATTGGTTTACTATCTCGTCTATAACTTGGTCTGGTGACCATTTACCATTATTTATCTTAAGGGTTACTCCTATCTCCCCATCTACTAAAGCATGAGTAGCTACTACATTATCATCTGAGGTTACTTTACGCCCTGATGGATCTACTGTAATAAACTTAATAGGATAGATATTAGGATCTTCTATTGTGGCACACGCTGGAACTGTTTCCCCTAGTCCTAGTAGTCCACATGCAGCTCCTGTAGGATCGTTTTGTATCTCAGCAAACCAAGTAGCTCCTTCTCCTAATTCATTATCATGCTCATACTCATCCATAAGCTCTTGTAAGGTTTGAATTTGCTCCCATAATACCTTACCATCAGCTAGGATAGCTCCAGTGATTAGGGATACCCAAGCTTTCATCTTGGAGAACATATATAGGATACATTCAGTAGAATACATATTCCCTATATATAGTATAGCTTTCTTTTCTGTTTTAGTTAGACACTTAAATAGGGTTCCTACTAGCCATTGCTTGAGTGCTGCTCGTTCTGTATCAGAGTTATCACATTCCTTTGTTTGAGCATCATCACAGATTATTAGATGGGGACGTTTATTATCTATATTTAATCCCCGTACTGAAGTGCCGACTGATAAGCTAACAAGAATAATAAGCCTACCATTAAATCTAGCTCTCTTATCATCCACGGTATCTTTCTCTAAAGAAGATTCCCAATTTCCGTATACCTGGGAGATAATAGTATTCTGCATCATAGTGCTTACATCAGCTAGAAAATTCTTAGCTAATCTTTCTGTAGCACATACTATAACAATAAAAGATATTTCATAATCATGTATAATAAGGTAGCAAACTAAAAGTTTTAAGAATACTGTTTTAGCATAACCACGAGGTAGACCTAAAGCAAATCTAAATACTTCTTGCGGCCCTAGAGTATGGAGATTTTGTAAAATATAGATCCATACTGTTTTATAAAAAGCAGGAAAAGGGGATGTAGCCGCTTCTGGTATTAATATAGCAGCTAAGTAATCTAAATCATCCCGAATATGAGTAGCTACTTGTTCAGGAGAGAAATCTACTTGCTCACTCATCGGATCTGCTTATCCTTTACCTAATAATTTTTGCAACTTCCTTACTTGAGCTAACTCTGCTCCAGTCAATGGCTTAGCACTTACCGTCTTAATAGGCAGGCTAGCCAATAGAGTTGTATCTCTCCTAAAAGGCAACACTATCAAGGTCGATATCTTTGGAGATAGGAGTTTTTGCATCATGGTTTTCTTTGATTAGAGTATGTACTGCTAGAGTAGGCATAGTAGCCATAGATCTATCATTAATATCTATTATCTCATTATTAGTAGAGGTATGAATATGTACAATGTTTTGAATAAAAGTTGGTACGGATACAGTTATCTTCTTAATACCCTCCTCAGTTCCTCCAGCATTACCACTTTGCTTCTGGGCGTGCATCCGAGATAGCTTCTCATAAGCTCCTACTGCTTCACCTAAGGATCCTGTTTCCTCTACTAGATCAGAAATCTTAGCTAATAGGGAGCAATTTACTTGCTCTAAGCTTTTGAGTGCTTCTAAATCAGCAGAGGATAACTCAGCTTGTTTCTCTTTAACCTTACGCTCTACATCTTCCCTATCTAGCAGTTGGGTAACAGCTCCATCGGTGATCCCTAGTGCTTTGGCTATTACCGTGCCTGGGAGTCCCCTAGCCGCTAGATCTATAAGTTTACCGGAATCAATTGCCATCAGAATTCTTATCCTTCTTAGCTTACAAATTTACCACAATGTGGGCATTCTGGAGGCATTTCATTTTCTAGTGTACGTTGTAGATCATGAAGTTCAATTTCATAGCTACAATAGGTCTCTTCATGGCAGAATTTTATATTACACACCTTTTTACCTAATTCTTCTAAAGCTTTACTATCTCCGCTATTACCTAAATTTTGTAATTCAGCTATAGTTAAGCTAGAATATATCATAAGGTATGTATTCCTAGTTAGTGGCGTAGCTATAGTTAGTAGAGATAGCTAATCTAAAAATATTTAGTAAATTTTTCACGATCCCTTTGATATACGGACATTAGGGGAAAATAAAAAGGCTTGCTACCCCCTCCATCTATGAGCAGCAAGCCTTGATAGATACTAGCTAATCCTTACCAGTCCAGTGCTTCATCTTCTGTGGTGATGGCACGGTTAATGGCAGCTATAACACTTGATACCTCACTAGCTGCATCACCCAGCGATTCTACATACTGGGATACTACACCAGCAAACTTCTCTTTCTTGCTAGCATCCTGCATTAACAGCCGCTTGGTATCCGTATAGGACATAATAGCAGCCGCTTGTACATCCGAGTACGTGGATACTTCTTTAAGCCAAGTAGCAAAGCCTTCACGAAACGCTTTGAGCTGAACAGGGTACTTAGTACCTGCACCACCTGACTCTGCTACTTCTGTCCAGTTAGTGCAAGGCTCCATACCTGCATTATCTCGGCTACGTGCCAGCCCTTGTAGACGCTGGATGATGGAGTCTTGTACATATTGTAGATGGTCAGCGGCATAGACAGGACTAGAGATAATAGCTGTCTCTTCCCCTTCTTTGAGTTCCTTCTCTTCCCAGCTATCTGGCTTAGGTAGGTTACTATCTACCATATCCAAAGTGGGGATACCATAGGTTAAAAACTTCTTAAATACATTCTTACCAGCTACTCGCTCATTGATCCGCATGATTACAGAATGGAAAGTTGGTTCACCAGTTTGGGTTGCTGTTGAGACTTCGACGGCCTCAGTTTGGTTTTCAGTTTGGTCAGTCATGATTGATATTCCTCTAAAGGTTGAATCGGCAAAGTGCCTTTTGTTTTCAAATCCGCTACTGAAAAAACATTATCTCATATAACGGCTTATCTGGCTATAGGCCAGAATCCTACAGTATGTTCCACGTGGAACAACTAGCTAGCTTGATTACTAAGTAAAGCTGAGTCTAATGCAGCTAAAGTATAATGCTTAGTAGCTGGCGTGGTTTTGGTTATCCCTGCTACATGCAACATGATATGCAACCAGGCTGCTAGGATGGCTACTCTCCTGCATACCGCTTCTTTACTATCCCCCTTGCGTTTCCACTGATAATTTGCTAGGGCTTTAGTGGCTACTACTAATTGGGCGCGGGTATCTCGTATGCTTCTATTCATGCTCTTTATCCTCTTACTTATTATGAGTTACTGTGAATGTGTAGGTATTATGGGGGAGAGCCTGATTATTGTCAAGTACTATTTATAGATAAGTACTAGCTAGGTGTAGCTACTAGCTAGTGTTTTGGCTGGTGACTGGAAAATGGGGGCAGAAATGAGGCAAAACCCTCTCAGACCGCCTGAGAACCACACTATTGAGCCTTTGATCCTACCCTTTGTATTAATATCTATTCAGTCATTGAACAGCTTAGCGCAGCTTAGAGGCAGAGATACCATTCAATGTCATCAATGTCGTTAAAGGGGATATCATCAATATCATGAAATTTCTAAGTGCTTGATTTTCAACGGAAATATCCGGTCAAATCTCATTAAAGTCACTGATCACAAAGACATTTCACTAATATCAATTTACGTTTTCACTCTAAGTGATTGTTTTTCCTCAATAATTTATTTCTTAATCACTGAAATAGCCATTAAAGTCACTAAAGACACATTTTCGAGGGGGGGGGGTGTGTATGGGTGACGTCATTTCCCCCTATACTACATAGCTATCTACTAGCTACTACTATCCTCTAGCTACCTAACACTACTATCCTACTA